TTCTTGTCTAAATGTTTATGTATTATTTGGCCTATTCTATTCACCAAGTTTTGTTTAGTCTGTAAACGTATGGCCATAGGGCTAAGAGATGTCTCTCTGTGTCTTCAAGGACACTACTCAGTCTTGCCTGCAGGAGCAGGAGCAGGAGCAGGACTCGAGCAGGGCAAACGTGCAGGTAAATAGGGCAGGTATGTAAGCATAGTAAGGGATTGCATAGGTATAGTCTACGCAGGTAGGTAGGGCTAAACGAAAACGCCAAAAAATCCGAGAAAAAATTCTGAAAAAGTTTTTTTTTGTCTGTCAGATTTTGGCTTTCCTGAGTCCGGGTGTTGGCGTGCGACCCCATAGAACCAAAACACTACATATATCTGATAATATTTTTTTCGTATATTTGCTTTATGAATTACCAAGTCATCATAGAGAACAGGCTACGCATTGGATTCGCATTAGGGTTTGCTTGGTACAGAATAAATGAGGAATATGATTATGGGGATATAATTTTATTCTTAGGATTAATAAGTATAAACATAAAATATGGATATGAAATATAAGAACACAGGAGGATTGACTATTAAGAATGGTCGTCTTATTAATGACAGAGAACCGGGTATAACGGGAATTCAACAGGCTGCAAATATAAAGCAGACTATGAAGAGAGTCAAAGAAGTTAATATGATTGCTGACGGTATAGAGTTAGCAGAAGGTCGTAAAGGATTTTATAGATAGTTGATTGATTAGTAATTGATTTAGGAGAGGGAGTGATTACCCTCTCTTTTTTTGTGTCATAGTGTGCCGATCTAATGTCGATTTGTGCTGAATTTTTGTTTGTAACTAATTGATTTCTAAGTAGTTGTCGATAATGTCTATATTAACTCTTAAATGTTCTATAAGTAAACTAATATTATAGTATTATTACTACCCCCCCTATAGGGATACCTTAAAAGCTGAGTTTAGCATTTAGACTATTATTAAACATTCCTCTTTTACTCTTTGTTATTTTGCGTATAGAGTATAATTAATTGTATCTTTGACGAATAAATCTAATTAATATGAATGAAATAGGGTACACACCAAAGAATTTAAAGTTTGACCAAGAAGGTAGGGACAAATTAGTAGCAGGGATTAGCACGATTGCATCTGCAGTTAAGTCAACTTTAGGCCCATCCGGGCAGACGGTGCTAATAGAATCACCAAACCATACACACGGAATCACGGTAACTAAAGATGGAGTGACTGTTGCAAAAGCAGTTTCATTGTTAGACCCTGTAGAGAATCTTGCAGTTCAGATGATGAAGGAAGCAGCCGACAGAACGGCTACCGCAGCAGGTGACGGAACTACAACGGCTATTGTTCTTACAGAGGCTTTAGTAAAAGAAGGTATGAGTCGTTTTAATGATGACGTAAACAAGACAGAGGTTCTGCGTGATATCGTAGAGAAGACTAAAGCAATTGTTAGTTCATTAAAGAATAGTGCTAAGGCAGTTACAAAAACAAAATTGAAACACGTTGCTACTATCGCAGCGAATAATGACACAGAGATTGGAAGCATAATCTCAAAGGTGTATAATGACATTGGCAAAAATGGTATCGTGACTGTTGACCGTTCCCAAACATCAGATACATACTTTGAGACAACCACAGGGCTGAAAGTTGATAGAGGTTATACATCTAATCTTTTTATTAATGACCACAAGAAAGACGAATGTGTCTTTGAAGACACACACATCTTAGTATCAGATGCAGAGATAAGCAACGTACTCCAAATAGAAAACATACTAAAGCCAATTATTTCAGAGGGAAAGAAATTGCTTATCATTGCTCCTTGTTCAGGGAGTGTTATTAATACATTAGCTGCTAACGTAATGAAGCGTGACATTAAGGTCTGTAACATTACACCTCCACAATTTGGATACAAGCAACACGAGTTGATGAATGACATAGCAATCTCGGTAGGTGCTACATATTTTTCTGAGAAGACAGGAGATGACTTAAGTCATATGTCATTTGAAGATTTAGGATTTGCAAGCAAAATAATTGTAGGTAGAGACAATACAGTTATACTTAAAGAGGACAAGACTATTTCAGATAAGGTAACAGAAAGAGTTTCTCAGTTATGGGATGCTCACAAGTTATCAGTTGTTAAACACGAGAAAGAATTTATCTTATCACGTATTGCTTCTTTGACAGGTGGTATTGGTGTAATCTACGTAGGTGGTAAAACAGACTTAGAACAAAAAGAAAAATACGACAGAGTAGACGATGCAGTATGTGCAGTAAGGTCAGCACTTGAGCAGGGTATCTTACCCGGAGGAGGAGTTGCTTTATATACAGAATCCTTAAAGCAAGACGATAGTGTTGCAGGTATGATGTTAGCTAACGCTCTTCGTGCACCTCTTCATCAAATTTGGAAGAACGCAGGACTAAAGATTGCACCTTCTGAAAAGGAAATGGATGTGGATAATAAGAGTTATGGTCTTAATGTTAAGACAGGAGTATGGGGAGATATGTATCTAATGGGAGTAATAGACCCGTTGAAGGTAACTAAGGAAGCATTACAGAATGCGGTGTCAGTAGCAGTAACCATACTTTCTACAAACGCTATTATAACAATGGCAAGAACTTACGAAGATAAAGACTAATGATAGGAGATTTGGTATATACAGGGTTCATATGTTTGTTTGTATGCCTTGTTGTACTTTTTCAAATATATAAAGAAGATAACCAATGAAGCCAATAGGAAAATATATTTTAATCAAAGAGATAGTAGAAGAAATTGAAACAGGCTCGGGATTGCTTTTAGGAGCAGACGAGGTTAATCAATTGAGATATAAGAAAGGACTTGTAATTGTTCCCGGAACAGATGTCTCTGTTCTTAATTCAGATGACATTATTTATTATGACTCAAGAGCAGGTCATAAAATGTTAATGGGTGATGATACCTTTACAATTATCAAGGAGCAAGATGTCGTTGTTGTCTTATAAAGAGATTCATTTCGATAATCATATTGCGATACACCTTGTCGGTGTAAGAAACATTTTTTAAAAAGATAGGATTAACGGAGGGGGATTCAGGTATTTCTTCTCCGTTTAATTTTTTATACATAGTACTCAACATACGTCTTCCTTTGTACGACACTTCGTACAATGCTTTGGTCTTTCCTGAACGTTTACGGAAGACGCATATCCAACCTTCCGTTAAAAGTTTATCGAATCTCTTAACGTCCCAAGATATTAATTCATCAAACTCATTAAATTTATCTTTACTAAAATAAGATTCTGTATATAGGAATAACATAACATCGAGTTCTCCTGTTGTAAGTTTATATTTAGCTTTTATAAAGTATCTTATAACTCTCCAATATTTTAGATAATCGAAAGGTGGTTTTTTCCTTGAAATAAACATATGATTTAATTTAGTAACTTTGCAACAAAGATAGTTAAATATGAGTTGTACGGGAAAAACGGGAGATGCTCTCAAAAAATGTAAAGCTGCAGAGAAAGTAAAAACCGCTGCAGCGTTTAAAGCAGCTAATACAAGGCTTACGCTTGCGAAGATTAAAAAAGCGAAAGAGGAGAGAGACAAGAATAGAAAAACTGTTACAACCCCTCCTCCTAATAAAGAGAGACCTGCTACTACAATCCCGTTAGGATTAAGAACTTTAAATAATAAAACAACAATCAAACGTTCAAGAAGAACCAAAAAAAGGAAATAATGATGAAACAAGCAACACAAAAACCGTATTTTACACAAGCAAGCAAAAGTATGGGTGGAAAACCTGAGAAATTTGGATTACCATCTAACAAACAAATTGCTAATAGCGTTTATAAAACTTGTGGTGGTACTAAAAAAGGTATGTACTAATGGGTTTTAAATCTGTTTCTCGTAGTATTGCAAAGAAAGGTGGTTACTCTAAGACAGTAGCTGACCGTATATTAGCTGCATCTTCTCGAAACGCAAGTGCTAAAGCTAAAAAGAAAAATCCAAACTTAAAGAAAGTAAAGTAATGGCAAAAAAAGTTAGTTGGAAGTACGGAGGTAAAACATATTCGGGTACTCTTATAAGAGAAACTAAGACTCATACATATGCACGAACTACTAACGGTAAAGTTAAAACCATAAAGAAAAAATAATATGGCTTGCGAAGGGTTAAAAGGAAAAGCATTAGCGTATTGTAAATCAAGGACACAACCTCATACGGTAAAACAAAAAATGGTTAAGACCGTAAAAAATAAAAAGGTTAAAAGAAAATCTAATTCTGATGTTACGAATAATGTAACAGGTAAAAGAATTCAAACAGTTTCTACAAATACTAATAGAAACCCAAAGGGTAAAACAAATAGATTAATTACAGAAACTAAAAAAAATGGTGAAAGAGTTGTAGTAGCACCGGATGGAACGAGAAATTCTTTTGGTAACAGAAAATCACAAAGAGAACTTAAAAAATTTCAAAGAAATTATAAATCATAATGGCAAAACCTAAATCAAAAACAAAACCGAAATCTAAACCTAAACCTAAACCAAGATACTAATGGCAAAATTTAAAGTACACAATATGTACAGTAAGACAGGAGTAAAGAAAGTAGCTAAAACTATGGCTGCACACTTAGGTTTAAAAGCTAAGGGATGGACACACACTATGCCTAAAAAGAAAAAGTAATGGCTACACCACGAAAGGGTAAAGCAAAAGTTAAAGTTACTGCATCAGGTAAAAGAGTTAGTTACGGTCAAGCAGGTAGTGCAAGAGGAGGAGGGCCAAGAGTTAAGCCCGGTACATCCAAAGGTGATAGCTATTGTGCAAGAAGTTTTGGAATTAAGAAAAGGTTATCAAAGAAAAAACAGAATGACCCAAACACACCAAACAATCTTTCTCGTAAGAGATGGAAATGTGTAGGTAAAAAAAGTAAAAAATAAATAATTAAAAATAGAAACTATGGCACATCAAGGTTACAATTCAAGATTAGACGATAGCTTAGGCTCACGTAATGGAAAAAAATCTCAATCAATGAAATCTCGTAGAGATGAATCTGAGTCAATGAGCAAAAGAAAATTTGGTGGTAATAAGTCAATGGCTTATCACAGTAACAACATCAAGGCACATAAAAAAATGTAATGGGGAATTTATTTATAAAATTAGGAAAAGCAATTATTAAATTTAATTGGCATCTAAAATGTAAATATAACCAAGTGATATTAAAGTTGGTGTTGGACGTTTCAGAATGTCCTGTTGACAAGTGTGTTTGTAAAAAATAAAAATTAACTCTAATGAAATCTAAAGGATTAGGAGACACAATAGAAAAAATCACAAAAGCGACCGGAATAAAAGCGGTAGTAGAAACAATATCCACAATCACAAATGTTCCGTGTGGTTGTAGTAAAAGAAGGGAAGCCCTTAACAAGGCAGTACCTTATGAAAATATGGGAACGAAATTAACTAAAGAGTTTTAACCTCAAAAAAAAAACAAAATGCCTTACCCAAAAAATTCCATTAATACCGGATTAGCATTGCAAGTTATTGCAAGTGATTCATTACCAATTCCTTCACCTGCAGCTTATACCTTATTAGGTACTGCAAGTCCTTTAATATCAGGAACAGTAACAAGTTTAGGAACTGACCAACTTTTAGATAATTCAGGAGTGAATTTTCAATCAACCATATCACCATTACCTGTTTTAGTTGATGACAAAGCATTTAACACTACTGCTGACCCTGATACAGTTGCAACTATAACCGGAACAGGGCCTGCCGGATTAGGATTAAATGCTGATATATTTACAGTAGGACTTCCAAATTACACAATTATTCGTTCCTTAACACTTTGTGATGATGATGGAGTATTTGTTGATGGATTTAAAAAAGCAGGAGGAGTAAGTGTAGGAGACATAGTATACAATACTACTGCATTAACTTCGGCAAGTATAACTTCAATTAGAGATAACAAATTAATGACATTAAGTGCAGACATTTTTGGAACGCCTGCTCTTGCAAATGATTCATATAGAATATTTGCAAATCCTAATGGTCAATTAGGAGTTACATCACAGTCAAGTACAGAAGCTTGTCTTTTATACGTAGGTAGTAATTCAACAGGTACAGTTGTAGATGTAAGAGTTAAAACATCTGCAGGAAATGATGTAACATTTACCAATGTTAAAGTGGGTTCTGTTTTACCGGTACAAGTTTTACAGTTATATTCTACAGGAACAACTGTGGAATCAAGAAATAATTGTATAGCAATTTGGTAATATGAAATTCGATATGACAGATATAAAGCTTTATTTACTAAACGCATCAGCGTTCACGATATCATTTACACACATTGATATGGTTCTAAAAATATTACTTTTAGTTTTAACCATAGGATATACGGCTCAACGTTGGTATTTAATGGATAAAAAAAGACGTGAGGACAATAAATAAATTAATAGTTCATTGCTCAGCTACAAGAGAAGGGCAAGAAATTAGCGTAGAGACAATTCGTAAATGGCATCTTCAAAGAGGATGGAGAGATATAGGATATCATTACGTAATTTATTTAAACGGTACGGTCAAAAAAGGACGTGATTTAAAAATTTCAGGTGCACACACCCGTGGTTATAACAAAGAAAGTATTGGGATATGTTATATTGGTGGTGTTGAGTCAGACGGCAAAACACCTAAAGATACAAGAACAGATGCTCAAAAAGAAAGCCTAAGTAGTTTATTACTAAAATTGAAATCAGAACATTGCGATTCAATTGTGTATGGACATAGAGATTTTTCTGCTAAGGCTTGCCCAAGTTATGATGCTACTGAAGAATACAAATGGATAAGCGAATATTATGGATAAAATACTTAATTGGTTTGGAGGAAGTGTAGTAAAAGATATACTATCGGGATTAGATAATCTGTTTACATCTAAAGAAGAAAAGATTAAAGCAGAAAATGTTATCACAAAAATCCTTGTACAAAAACAATTGGAGTTGCAGAAAATGCAAACAGAAATTATTATAGCTGAGGCTAAAGGAAATTGGTTACAAAGAAGTTGGAGACCAATCCTAATGTTATCGTTTGGATTTATAGTTATATACGTAAAATTTGTTGCTCCATTATTTTCACTTCCTATTCCTGAACTTGAAAATGAGTTTTGGAATTTATTACAATTAGGTATAGGTGGATATGTAATAGGACGTACAGGAGAGAAGATGATGGACTCGTTTTCTAAAAGAAAATAATAATATAAAAAACGTACCTTTGTAAAAGCAAAGTACAGTATAAAAATATGGCAAGAATTAGTACATACCCTATTGATAGTAGTATAACCGGGGGAGATAAATGGATAGGTTCAGATGTTAATTCTCTTAATGCAACAAAGAATTTTACTGCAGACGGAGTAGCGGTATTTTTGAACTCTGCTAATAAAATAGAGACTCAATCACTTAGATATGTATATCAAGATTGGCAAATTGGAGATGTCAGAAAGAGTGGAAGTATTTCATTTGAAGTACCACAAGCAACCGGGACAACACCATTTGCAGGAGTAACTGCATTTAAGATAAGTCAATCTCAATTAGATAGAGCATCGCTCGACATCTCTGCTTTTTATAGTTCTCCTTTAGAAGGGAATTATATATTAATAAGTAAGACAAGTTCTGTAATTGATTGGGCAATATACCAATGGGACAGTACCACAAAAGATGCAGTAGAACCAACATTTTATGATATTGGTTTAACATTGATATCAAGTAGTGGTTCTTTAATAGATACAAATGATTATTTTATCTCTTTGTTACAAATTGCTCCGGGAGGAGGAGGTGGCGGTGATAAGAATTTTGTTTTTACTCAGCCGGTAGCAAGTCCTTCGGCAACGTGGATTATCACACATAACTTAAATAAGTTTTGTTCAATTGATATTACTGACGAAAATAAAAATATAATTTACGGTAGTGTAGTTTATGACAGTTTAAATCAAATAACTGTAACATTTAAAACAACAAACTCTCAACCGCTCCCACAATCGGGTTTTGGATATTGTAATTAAAAATAAATTAATAATAAAAATAGAAAAAAATGGCAATTAAGTATTTAGATAATATTTCCCTTGGAGGAAATCAAATCACAAATGTGGCCCTCGAAAACATCGGGTCAAATCCTGCAGGGTACTCCGGGCAAATAATATTTAATACGGCAACTGCCTCATTAAATTATTACAACGGAAGTGGTTGGGTAGTATTAGATGGTAGTGGAGATATCTCAGGAGTTACTGCAGGCAATGGTCTTACCGGTGGAGGAACAACAGGTAATGTTACACTTTCTGTAGATTATGTAGGAGCAGATAACATTATTCTTGAAGCACAAGACTTATCATCTTCAGCAATTGGACTGACTAATAAAATTATGTTTTCTGACGGAAGCAATGATGTTAGTTTTGCAAATGTTAGTGATTTACCTTTCAGTAATAAAGAGGGTACAGTTACAAGTGTAGCTACGACTCACGCAGGTAATGCATTTACTGCATCTATTGGAGGCTCATCAACTGTAAATCCTTCAGTAAATATTGCAATGGCAGGTACTGCAGCACAATATATAAATGGATTAGGTAATTTAATTACTTTCCCAACTGATGCAGGTGGAACAGTAACTCGTGTAGGTGCTTTAGACGGAACTTTTGTTAGTAGTTCAAGTGCAGACATTACAACTGCAGGTGATTTACGTTATGACTTAAGTGCTACAGGAACACCAAGTTCTTCTACTTTTTTAAGAGGAGATAATGTTTGGGCAACAGTTCCGGGTGGTTATACTTCTTGGACATTAGGTTCAAATACAGGAGCAGATAATGCTATTGTAAATAGTGATGCCGTAGATATAGTAGGTATTAGTAATATTACAGGTTCAATTTCTACAGTAGGAACAAAAAGTACTGTATCACTTGGATTAACTGCATCAGGAGTTACTGCAGGAGTTTATACTTTAGCAAGTATTACAGTTAATGATAGAGGAATTGTTACTGCAGCAGCATCAGGCTCATCAGGAGCAATGACAAGTTGGGATTTAAAAGGAGATTCAGGAACAAATCAAACTATTACTAACACAGAAGTTGTAGATTTTCAAGGAGGTGTAGGAATTACTACATCTGCAATTGCATCAAACATATTAAAAACTACTCTTGATTTATCAGAATTACCTGCACTTGGACAATCAGGTTCAAATCAATTGGTATTCTTACAAGGAGGAACTACACAAGGTAAAGTTTTATTTAGTGGTGTACCTTTAAATCTATGGGGAGTACCTACTGCAAATTTAAGTATTGGTACACAAAAACTTACTAATGTAGTTGACCCAACGGCAGCACAAGATGGAGCAACTAAAAATTATGTAGATACAACATTCGCAGGTTCAGGAGCATTAATCTTTCAAGGAGGATATGCAGCAAATACTGCAGCACCATCAGGAGCAGCAGTTCTTAAAGGATTTACTTATGTAGTAACAGTAGCAGGTACAGGAGTTCCTGCAAATTATTGGTCTCCAACATTAGAGGTTGGTGATTTAATTATCGCTAATCAAGATGCTCCAACTAATGCATCACAATGGACAGAGGTTAACAAGAACATTGACGTTGCAAGTGCAACAGTACAAGGTATTGCTAATTTCCCAACTGCAGGTGGATTAACAGTAGCTTCAGGAGCGGTAAGTATGCCAACCGTAGTTGCAGCAGGAAGTGTAGGTTCAGCATCTCAATCTTTAAGTCTTTCAACAGATGTTAAGGGTAGAGTTACTGCAAGAACTGCACAAAACATTGCAATTACTGCAAGTCAGGTAACGAATTTTGCAGCACAAACTTTAGTTGAAATTAAAGATAGAGAATTTTCAGCTACTATTGGAGATGGTTCTTCAATTGCAATTGTGGTTACTCATAATTTAGGTCAAAGAAATGTAATGGTAGATATATTTTCTAACGCTGCACCATATGATACTTTATATGCAACAGTAGAAAGAACTTCTACAAACACAATTACAGTTAGAACTACACAAGCACTTGGAAATGCAGCAGCAGTAGTATTGATTAAAGCAATAGGATAAGAATAAAATTTAAAATCAAAATATGTCAATTAGGTTCAAACAAGGGATTGATGTTGACGGTACTATTAAGGTAAACGGAGTGGGGTTAGGGCTAAATGCCTTTACCTCCACTTCTATACCAACTAATAATAATCAGTTACCTAACGGTGCAGGTTATATTACCGCCACATCTACAAATACCTTAACAAATAAGTCAGGTAACATAAGTCAATGGACTAATGATAGTGGCTATATTACTTCAGGTTCTTTGCCAACAGTAAATAATAGCCAAATTACTTTAGTTGCCGGCACTAATTTAAGTGGAGGTGGCATATTTAATTTGAATCAAAGTTCTGCTGAAACAATAACTTTTAATTCAACTTCAGGAATACCTGCAATATTAAGTAATGGAAGTACTCCATCATTAAATACAGGAATATCTGCTGCTGAAGTACGCTCTTTAATTGGAGCAGGTACAAGTTCAACTACAGGTACAGTAACTACTACAGGTTCAGTTAATAATTTTGAATTTCCTCAATTTGCATCTTCTACATCAATAAAAGCATTAACTGCTGCTGAGATGAGGGCTGCATTAAACGTTCCTAATACTACGACTGTTATCACAAATAACAATCAATTAATTAACGGGGCAGGTTATACAGGTAATACGGGTACAACTACTCCATCTAATACACAGACTTTTACTAACAAGAGTGGTAATATTAGTCAATGGACTAATAATTCAGGTTATATAACTTCAGGTGCTTTACCAACAGTAAGCAATGCTACAATTACTTTAGTAGCAGGAACTAATCTTTCAGGAGGTGGTACAATAACTTTAAACCAATCAGCTAATGAGACTGTTACATTTAACAACAGTATCACTAACAATAATCAATTAACTAATGGTAGAGGTTTTGTTACCTCATCAGGTAATACAATTATTGGAACAGATACAGATTTGAATTTCGGAGGAGCGAATGTTCTTAGTACTATTGCTTTAACGGATGGTGTTATAACTGCTTATACAAATAGAGCGATGACTCTTGCTAACTTAGGTTATACAGGAGCAACTAATGCTAACAATATTACTAACAACAATCAATTAACTAACGGTGCAGGATATGTTACTGCTGCTCAGTCAGATGATTATGATAGATGGAGAGTACAAGCAGACTCAGGTAGTGTACTTAATGTAACATCAAATACTAATGTAGATTTTATAGGAGGAACTAATATAACAACCTCAACAGGAACACAAGCAGGAGGACTTAGAGTTACTATCAACAACTCTATCTCAAATAATAATCAGCTTACTAACGGAGCAGGTTATATAACTTCAGGTTCTTTGCCTACAGTAAATAATCCTACAGTAACATTTAATGCAGGAACAGGATTAACAGGTGGTGGTGCAATATCAATGAATCAGTCAAATACTGAAACAATTACATTTAACAACAGTATTACTAATAACAATCAGTTAACTAACGGAGCAGGGTATACAACCAATACAGGTACTACTACCGCTTCTAACTCACAAACTTTCACTAATAAAGGTGGAAACATATCTCAATGGACTAATAACTCAGGTTATGTTACAAGTTCAGGTGTTACTTCAGTAGCAACAGGTAATTCAAATACATTAACTAAGTCAGGTTCAACTTCAGTAACATTAACACCTAATACAGGAGTAGTAAGTGCAAGTTCATCAAACTTAGCAACAGGTTCACAAATACAAACTGCAATTAATAATGCTCTTACAGGAGTATTACAATTTGAAGGAACTTGGAATGCATCAACAAACTCACCTACTTTAAGTTCAGGTTCAGGAACATCAGGAGATTACTACATAGTAAGTACTGCAGGTTCTACAAACTTAGATGGGATTACTGATTGGGCAATTGGAGATTGGGCAGTATTTGCTAATACTACTTGGACAAAAATTGACAATTCACAAGTAGGTAATGTAACAGGTTCAGGTGCAAATGGAAGAGTAGCACTTTGGAATGCAACTTCAAATGTTACAAGTGATTCAGAATTAACATATAATTTAGGAACTAATACATTATCAGTAGGTGCAATAACTTGGACAGGTGGTAATACAGAAAGGTCTAATGATTCTTATGATAATACAATTACAGGAATTTCTGATTCAGGTTCTTCTACAACAACTATAACTCTTACACAAAGAGATGGTGGTACATTAAGTACATCATTTACTATACCACAGGGTGATATTACTTCAGTAGGAGCAGGAACAGGTATTAGTGGTGGTGGAACTTCAGGAGCAATAACAATAACAAACTCAGACAGAGGTTCTTCACAATCTATATTCAAAAACGTATTATCTAATTCAGGTACTGCGGTTGCTGATAACAATAACGATACTTTATCAATTTTAGGTGGAACTAATGTTTCTACTTCTGTTGTTGGAGATGTTTTAACTATAACTTCTACAGACACTAATACAAATAATTATGTAACAAGTGGAAGTATATCAGGAGGAACAGTAACTTTAAACAGACAAGGACTTGGTACAGTAACTTTTACTATTAATAATGCTTCTATCATTAACGGTGCAGGTTATACTTCTAACGTAGGTGATATTACACAAGTTTCAGCTACAGGTGGTTTACAAGGTGGTGGTCAAAGCGGCTCAGTTACAGTAAGTGTAGATTATTCAGGAGCAGGAAATATTATTGATACTGCTTCAGATGGTACAACTATAATTTCTTCAGATAAAATTTTATACGAAGATGCTACTGATAGTGTTGTTAAAGAAATTGCCGTCTCAAGTCTTTTAGCGTTAGCACCTCAAGGTGATATAACAAGTGTAGGTGCAGGAACAGGAATGACCGGTGGTGGTACAAGTGGAGCAGTTACATTAAATGTTATTGGTGGTTCAGGAATTACTGCAAATGCAAATGACATAGCGGTTGATACAACAGTTGTAAGAACATCAGGTAATCAAACTATTAACGATACAAAAACTTTTATGAAAGGTATTGTATTAAGTACACTAAATAGTGATGCTTCTACAATCTTTACTCAAAGTGGATATAAAGTTATAGAACACGATGATGTACAAGGAATAGATTGGTTAGTAAACAATACTGTTCAGATAAGTGTAGCAAATAATAATACAGGTGCTTTCAATGTTGGAAGTAGAAATTTAGTATCACAAGGAATTACTACTCCTTCAATAACTTTACCGGGAACTACAGGTCAATATGTTAGAGGTAATGGAACAGTAGCTTCTTTTCCGAGTATACCTCAAGGTGATATAACTCAGGTTATAGCAGGTTCTAATATGTCAGGTGGTGGAACGTCAGGTGTTGTAACTTTAAATAACACCGCACCAAATATTGTACAATCTACAATAAGTGGTAACGCAGGTACTGCAACTGCATTACAAAATGCAAGACTTATAGCAGGTGTAAGTTTTAATGGTACAACAAATATATCTCTTAACAATAATAATATTACTAACGGAGCAGGTTATACCTCAAATTCAGGTGATATTACTGCAGTAAATGCAGGTTCTAATATGACAGGCGGTGGAACATCAGGTAGTGTTACCTTATCGGTTTCATCTACTCCATCATTTGGAGATGTATTTATAAACGACCAAATAATAAAAACAGGAGATACTAATACGTATTTACAATTTCATGCTGCTGACCAATTTAGAATTGTAACAGGAGGTGGTGAAAGATTAGAAGTAGCAAATTCATTAACAAAAATTAGTACAAATCTTAATGTTAATGCTTCGGGAGATGTAGGATTAAATATAGATGCTGAAAATGGTACGTTTGAGATAGGTGATGTAGATGGAGTAAGTGACCAAGTTTACATAGCAGGTGCAACAAACCTTGATTTATTTACAAATGGTAGTAATAGAATACGCATACAAAGATTAGGTAATGTTGGTATAAATGACACGACTCCATCTTACAAATTAGATGTTAATGGTGATATAAGAGCAACAGGAAATATTATTGCTTTCTCTGATTCAAGAGTAAAAGATAATGTTGAAACTATTGAAAATGCTTTAGACAAAGTAACTCAACTAAGAGGTGTGTCGTACACAAGGAACGACATAGAGGACAAATCTACTCAGTTAGGTGTAATTGCTCAAGAAGTTTTAGAAGTAGCCCCTGAACTCGTTAAATTAGATGATGAAGGAATGTATTCTGTAGCATATGGGAATATGAATGGATTGTTAATTGAAGCTATTAAAGAATTAAAAGCTGAGATAGCAGAATTAAAAAAGAAAATTAAATAATATGGCAGTACCAAGTTCGGGAACTATTACTATGTTGGGCATTGCTCAAGAAAGATTATATGGTACATACGGTGGAGGAAGTGTAGGTAATCCAATTCTATCAAATGACTTGGTAAACGGTGGGGGATTAAATGCTTTTCCTGCTTTAAATAGTAATAGTCCTACTTTACCAAGTACAAGTAATCCATTATTATTGAACGCTTGGTATGAATATGACCAAGATGCAACTTCAGGTTGTACAGGATTCTTAACTAACACAAATCCAAGAAACGCTTGTCTTATTAGTAGTTCAAATACTTCTTACTATCACGATGGTTCAGGTCTTTATCCTGTTACAGGTGATAAAGTATATTCAGATTTTGATTGTACGAATTTAGCAAGTGGAGGTACTCGTAGAGTATTTAGTTCAAGTGGAACAGGTCTTGGAACTTATACTGTGCAATTTGCTTTTCCAAATAACGGAGTTGTAACAGGTATCAGTATATGTTGATAAAAAACATTACATTTGTATAATAATAATCATAATTTAATTAAATGAAAAATTTATCAGAAAAAGAACTTAAAACAGTTCAAGATTTAGTAGCAGAATTTAATCAAGCTAAAATTCAATTAGGAGACACAGTAATATCTCAAAACGCTTTAATGACTAAAGTGGCAGAGTTAAAAGTTTCTTATGCTAAGCAAGAAGAAAAATTAATTAAAAAATACGGGAAAGATTCTGTAATTAATATTCAAACAGGAGAAGTAACAACAGAAGAAAAGACTGCTCCCGAAATGACTCCGGTTAAATAATATGGCAAGAATAAGCACATACGCAACAGATACTGCACCTTCTCTTACTGATAAGGTTATAGGTTCTGAGATGACAAATGAGGGTGTTACTAAGAATTATATTCTTAGTGACATCTTAACACTTGGAGTTAATCAACACGATGTTAAGCTTAAATCTCCCAATGGAAGTGTGTACAAGTTATCAATATCTAACGCAGGTGTTATTTCTTCTACATTAGTTCCTTAAAAAAACCTAATGGACATTAGAAAAATCTCTATAGGGCCTGATTATAAATCAGGTGCTATGCACTACATAGTAGGACAAGAAATTTTAGGAAACTCTCATAAGATACATCTTATACGTTTTGATGCTCAAACTAAATCTGTAAAAATATGGATTGAAAAAAGCGTTACTGAAGAGATTGATGAAATTTTATTGTGGAAAGAATTTAGTTCTAATATGCCTGTGTCTATTGAGTATAACATAAATTTTTAATTAAATGAAATCAAATGCAATCACCATTCTTTTTTATAGTCGAACCTGTAAAGGGGAAACGATATAATAATACAAAAGATATAGGTGGGATTGATTTTATTACAAGTACTTCTGAGGAAGACCATAAGTTTTCAAATAGAGAAGCAACAGTAATAGAACTTCCACTAAGTTATGAAGGCCCTGTAAAAAAGGGTGACACACTTCTTGTGCATCATAATGTATTCAAATTCTACAATGACATTAAAGGTAATAGAAGAAGCGGTAGAAGTTTCTTTAAAGATAATTTATTCTTTATAGAACCTGACCAATATTTTTTATATCACGATGGAACAGAATGGCATACCTATGATAGGTATTGTTTTGTTAAACCTATTCCTACAACTGACTCTTATATTTATAAAAATGTAAGTGAAGAACCTTTAGTTGGTGTAATGAAATATCCAAATAAATATTTAATGAGTAAAGGAATTAAGAAAGGAGACAAAGTTTCTTTTCAGCCTGAAAGTGAATATGAGTTTGAAGTAAATGGAGAGAAGTTATATAGAATATATGACCATCAAATTACACTTAAATTATGAATGTAGGAATTTATAATAATGTTATTAAAAATGTTGACTCCTACAAAAAAGACATTTTAAAAAAAGGCTTTGAAGATATTCTATTAGGTGAAGATACTTTTAAGAATGTACAAGCAAGAGGTCGTGATGAGTTAGTAGATTTTTTATTAATTAAATATCCTAATTATTCACCTGACTTAAACTTTGCAAGAAGGTCTCCAATCTATCAAGATGAACCAAATTATATTCATACTGATGAGATGATGGGTGATTTAACGGCTATATTGTATTTAAACGAAAAGCATCCTGAAGAAGATGGAACAACTTTATATTACAAAGGAAAAAAAAGTTGTATATTAAAAGCAAAGTATAATAGATTAGTTGTATTTCCATCTGACTTATATCATTCAAGAAATATATTTGACAATTATGGTTCTGCAGAAAACGCAAGATTAATTCAAGTTTGTTTTTTAAAAGAAAATAAATGAATAAAAAAATAAAGTTAAAAATAATTGAAGCAGGTCATAGGGCGGTAGAGCAATTAATAAAAGTTGCAAAAGAAGAAATTATTAAACACGACCCTGAAGATGAATTATCTGCAGATAGATTAAAGAATGCAGCGGCTACAAAAAAGTTAGCAATATTTGATGCATTTGAAATCTTAAGTAGAATAGAAGCTGAAGGAGAGGCTATCAAAATTTCTGAACAAGGAGCAAGTAGAACTGATACGAAACAAGGATTTGCAGAACGAAGGTCAAAATAATTTATATAAAGTAGTAGAAAACTACATACCTAAAAAAGTACTTAGCATTAAAAACAAAGCTAAGTCTTGGGTGTATGGATATGACCAAAAATATAATTTTGTAGTAATTTCAAAGACAGGTCAGATAGGAGAAATTTTAGATATACAAGGTTTAAAAATAGGCTTACCTCTTGAACCTAAAAAGTGTCTTCAAAGACACAAGAAAAAAGAAGAACAATATTGGGAAAGAACTAATCTTCCAAACGAACTACAAAAAATACAATCTATATTTCAATGGAATGATAAGCCTTCTGATTTTAAAGAACGATGGGTAGATTACATTGAAGAAGAATTTGACCGAAGAGAAGAAGGGATTTTCTTTATGAGCAATGGTAAGTCTACTTATATTACAGGTGGGCATTATATGTACATACAATGGACAAATATTGATATTGGATATCCTGACTATAGGGAAGCAAATAGAATATTTTATATTTATTGGGAAGCTTGTAGAGCAGATAAAAGAAGTTTTGGGATATGTTATTTAAAAATTAGGCGTTCAGGATTTTCTTATATGGGTAGTGAAGAGTGTGTCAATACAGGTACACTTGTAAAAGATGCACGAGTTGGTATACTTTCTAAAACAGGAGGGGATGCAAAAAAAATGTTTACTGATAAAGTTGTTCCTATTGCAAATAGACTTCCTTTTTTCTTTAAACCTGTGCAAGATGGTATGGATAAACCTAAAACAGAATTAGCTTTTAGAGTTCCTGCTGCAAAAATTACTAAAAAAAATATGACTACTGTAGCTAACAATGACATTCAAGGTCTTGACACTACAATAGATTGGAAAAATACAGATGATAACTCTTATGATGGAGAGAAATTATTATTATTAGTTCACGATGAGAGTGGTAAATGGATTAAACCAAATAATATTTTAAACAATTGGCGTGTTACTAAAACGTGTTTAAGATTAGGTAGTAAAATTATTGGTAAATGTATGATGGGTTCTACCTCTAATGCTTTGAGCAAAGGTGGAGATAACTTTAAAAAACTTTATGACGATTCAAACGCAGATAAAAGGAATGCCAATGGGCAAACCAAAAGCGGATTGTATAATCTTTTTATTCCTATGGAATGGAATATGGAAGGTTTTATAGATAAGTTTGGAATGCCTGTTTTTAAAACTCCTAAGTCTCCAATACTTGGAATTGATGATGAGTTAATTCATAAAGGAGCAATTGATTATTGGCAAGATGAAGTAGACTCATTACAAAATGATGCAGATGCATTAAATGAATATTACAGACAATTCCCAAGAACTGAATCTCACGCATTTAGAGATGAAAGCAAACAATCTCTTTTTAATCTTACAAGAATATATCAGCAAGTAGATTTTAATGACACACTTGTAACTGAACATCACACTACGAGATGTAGTTTTAATTGGCAAGATGGTATTAGAGATAGTAAAGTTATAATGAGTCCTAATAAAAATGGTAGGTTTATAGTTAGTTGGACTCCTAAGAGAGACTTACAAAATAGAGTTATAGTAAAAAATGGAATTAAGTATCCCGGTAATGAACACATAGGAGCGTTTGGATGTGATAGTTATGATATTTCAGGAACAGTTGGAGGAGGAGGTTCTAATGGTTCTTTGCACGGATTAACTAAGTTTAATATGGATGATGCTCCAAGTAATGAATTCTTTTTAGAATATGTTGCACGTCCACAAACTGCAGAAATATTTTTTGAAGAGGTATTAATGGCTTGTGTTTTTTATGGAATGCCTATATTAGTAGAAAATAATAAACCAAGATTATTATATCATTTTAAAAACAGAGGATATAGAGGATTTAGTGTGAATAGACCTGATAAACAATTTACGAAATTATCTAAAACTGAACGAGAGTTAGGTGGTATACCCAATTCAAGTGAAGCAGTTAAGCAGGCACACGCTTCTGCTATAGAATCTTATATAGAACAATATGTAGGTTTTTTAGATAATGATGATATTGGTACGATGCCGTTTGTAAGAACATTAGAGGATTGGGCAAAGTTTGATATTAGCAATAGAACTAAGTTTGATGCAAGTATATCGTCCGGTTTAGCTATAATGGCAACTCAAAAACATCTTTATCAACCTGAGAAAAAACAATCAAAAATAAACATTAACTTTGCGAGGTATAATAACAAAGGGAACATAAGCGAAATTATTAGATGATAGATGTTAAAGTAAACATAACATCGGCAGGCTTCCCAAGTCAGTTTGTTTCTGATGCAGAAAAAGCATCAGATGAGTTCGGTATTCAAATCGGACAAGCTATTCAATATGAATGGTTCAAAAAGGACGGAGCACAATGTAGATTCTATGACCAATGGAGAAGTTTCCATAGGCTTAGACTTTACGCCCGTGGCGAGCAGTCTGTTGGTAAATATAAAAACGAGTTAGCGGTTGATGGCGACCTGTCTTATCTAAATTTAGATTGGACACCTGTTCCTGTTATGCCCAAGTTCGTAGACATTGTAGTAAATGGGATGTCTGATAGATTATTTAAAGTAAAGGCTTTTGCACAAGATGCAATGTCTCAAGCAAGACGAAGCAAGTTTCAAGACCTCATTGAGGGACAGATGATTGCTAAACCTGTATTAGACATAGTTGCTAAGAAAACAGGTGCTAATCCTTTTTCAGTTAATCCTGAAGATTTGCCAACAACAGATGAAGAGTTGTCATTATATATGCAACTTAAGTACAAACCTGCTATAGAAATAGCAGAAGAAGAAGCTATTAATACTATACTTGAAGAAAATCATTATTTTGATTTACGAAAACGTTTAGATTATGACCTTACTGTAATAGGTATTTCAGTTGCTAAGCACGAGTTTCTTCCGGGTTCAGGTGTCGAAGTTAAATATGTAGACCCTGCAAATGTGGTATACAGTTATACTGAAGACCCACACTTTAAAGATTGTTTTTATTGGGGAGAAATTAAGACTATGAATATCATAGAACTTAAAAAAATAAAACCAACACTTACTAATTTAGATTTAGAAGAGATTGCAAAAAGTGGACAAAGTTGGTATGACTATTATAATGTAGCACAATATTACAACAACGATATTTTTTATAGAGATACTGTAACATTAATGTATTTCAATTATAAAACTACTAAAACTTTTACTTACAAGAAAAAAATAAAAGATAGTGGTAACATAAGAATGGTTGAGAAAACTGACGAATTCAATCCATCTGAAGAGATGATGGATGAAGGTAGTTATGAAAAAATTTCTAAGACTATTGATGTATGGTATGAAGGAGTAATGGTAATGGGAACTAACTACTTATTAAAGTGGGAGTTAGCAGAGAATATGGTAAGACCAAAGTCTTCATCTCAGCACGCAATACCTAATTATGTAGCTTGTGCACCTCGTATGTACAAAGGAGTAATAGAATCTTTGGTTAGAAGAATGATACCATTCGCTGACCTTATTCAAATTACACATCTTAAATTACAACAAGTAATATCTAAAGTAGTACCTGACGGTGTCTTTATTGATGCAGATGGTTTAAACGAGGTTGACCTTGGTACGGGTAATGCTTATAATCCTGAAGATGCTTTACGATTATACTTCCAAACAGGTAGTGTTATTGGTAGAAGCTATACAGGTGATGGTGAATACAATCAAGCAAGAGTTCCTATCACACAGTTAAACTCTAACTCAGGAGCAGGAAAGACACAAATGCTTATAGGTAACTATAATCATTATATGGATATGATAAGGTCTGTAACAGGCTTAAATGAAGCGAGGGATGGTAGTAAACCTGACCCTAATTCTTTAGTTGGTGTACAGAAGTTAGCAGCATTAAATTCTAATACTGCAACTCGACATATATTAGACGGAAGTTTATATATGTATAGAACTATTGCTGAAGCATTAACATATAGAGTTTCGGATATATTACAGTATGCAGATTTTAAAGATGACTTTGTTAATAAAATTGGAAAGTACAACGTAAGTATACTTAATGAGATTTCAGATTTATATATTTATGACTTTGGAATTTTTATCGAAGTAGCACCTGATGAAGAACAAAGGTCACAACTTGAGCAGAATATTCAAATGGCTTTATCTAAAGGAGATATTAATCTTGAAGATGCTATTGATATAAGAGAATTAAAAAATCTTAAACTTGCTAATCAACTTCTTAAAGTTAAGCGACAAGCTAAACAAGAACGAGAACAAAAACAAGCAAAAGAAGCACAAGCAGCACAAGCACAATCAGCACAAGCAATGCAAGCACAAGCCGGTGAAATGGCAATGCAACAATTACAGATGGAAACTCAAGCTAAGATGCAAATCAAACAAGCTGAGATTCAAGGAATGATGCAGAAAATGCAACAGGAAGCTGAATTAAAATCTATGTTAATGGATAAAGAGTTTGAAATGAATATGCAGTTGCGTGGAAT